ACGAAGGAGACCAAGTGTCTGACACTACTGCTCCTGCTCCTGCCGTTGAAGAAGCGGTTGAAGCAGCTAAAGCAAATATGGTTGAGGCAGCTCGCCCAGCCTTTTACACAGCACCTCGCCTTGAATTCACCAAGGCAAAATATCTAGAGAATAGCGTTCGCGCTAAACTCGGTGATGACACCGCTCGCCAATACATTATGGCTGCAGATGACACCACTTCAAATAACGCTGGCTTAATTCCAACTCGTCAGCTAACAGAGATTGTAAATCCTCTCTCAAATGCTGATCGTCCATTTATTGATGCACTATCAAGCGGAGTTCTTCCAGATGCTGGAATGACTTTTGAAATTCCAAAAATTACTGCAGTTCCAACAGTTGCTGTAGTAGCAGAAGAAGGCCCAATTGGAGAAACTGGCCAAACCTCAAGCTTCATTACAGTAAATGTTTCGAAGTTTGCTGGCGGTCAAGAATTTTCCGTAGAGCTCCTTGACAGAAGTTCTCCAGCGTTCTTTGATGAATTAGTTCGCCAAATGGAATACGCATACGCAAAAGAGACAGATCGTTATGTTATGGAAAATGTTGGCAATAATGGAACTCTAAATGCAACAGCACAAGCTGAATCTGCTGCTGGATTAGTTGCATACGCTTCAAGCGCAGCTGCTGCTGTTTATAGCGCTTCTCTTGGCTTTGCTCGCAACATTATCGTCAGCCCTCAGCAATGGGGCAACATTATGGGTTACGCAGAATCAAGCGGCCGCCCAATCTTCACTGCAAGCTCACCATTTAACGCTGCAGGCGCTGCTTCACCAACTTCACTTCGCGGAAATGTAGTCGGTCTTGATCTTTATGTAGATCGCAATATTTCTGGAACTGGTGGAACTGGACTTGGAGATTATTCAATGGTAGTCGTAAATCCAGAGGCTTATACTTGGTATGAGTCAAGCAGATTCCGTCTTGAGACAAATGTCGTTGCAACTGGCCAAATTAAGGTCGCTTACTACGGCTATGGCGCATTGGCAACAAAGATTGCTGCTGGCGCTAACTGGTTCAACAAGAGCTGATAAAACCCCTAATAGTGACGGCCAGTCCGCTCCCGAGCTGGCCGCTCACCTAACTGCTTGAAAGGATGACGAGATGCCAACAATAGTTACGGCCACAGAGCTTAGGACAATTCTTGGTGTTTCGTCATCCCTATATAACGATGCGTATCTAAACGATATTGTCGATGCTTCAGAAAACTTAGTTCTACCAATGCTGGTCACTTTTCAAAGCAAGATTAACAAAGTAAAGCTTGAAAATAATGTCGCTTACTTTGAGACCGCAACTATTCAAGAATTTACCGAAGGCCAATCCGTAATAATTACTGGCTGCGGATTACCATTTAATGGCACTCACACAGTAACCGATGACGAGATTTCAGATTATGTATTCACAGTCGCAATCACCAATGCAGATATATTGGAAAAAAATATCATCCCAGCAGGAAACGCTGCGCTCTCTGGACTATCAACCTATGTCGGAAATGCCAATGCTGAAGCTGCAATTCTGGCTATCTCAGTCGAAATCTTCCAAGCAAGAACAGCAGCAGGCGGATCAATAGAAGGCGTAGATTTCGCAGTAACCCCTTACCGCCTATCTAAGAATTTACTTGCCAAGGTAACTGGCTTACTTGGCCCATACCTTGATGTAGAAACGATGGTTGGTTAATGCCATCAACAATTGCCACAGATGTTAGAGGCGCTATAAAGACTGCGCTTGCTGGCGTAGCTGCCAACATTTACGACTCAGTTCCTGAAGCGCCTATTGTCCCAGCAATTATTGTAATTCCAGACTCGCCCTATATGGAGCTTGAAGTCTTGGGAAAAGCCACAACTAGAGTTAAATTAAATTACACCATAACTGCTTGCGTTGCGTATTTCAGCAATGCCGCTGCTTTAGATAACTTAGAGCAAATGGTCATCAGTATTCTTGGCGCATTAAATGCGTCCAAGTATGAGTTATCAATAGTCGAAAGACCTTCGGTAACCGAAGTAGGAACTACTACCCTGTTAGTTTCAGATATACGCTTGAGCGTCCGCTACGAGCAAACCGCATAGGAGACCTAAATGCCAACAACAGTAATAACTGGGCGCGATGTTAGTTTTACCATTGGTGGTAACAACTTCGATGCTCAAACTACTTCTGCAGTTTTAAGCTGCGAAACAATTATCGAGACTTATCAAACCCTTGATGGTCGCGCTTATAAGTCCGTAGATAAGCAATGGACTTTTACACTTGAACTATTGCAGGATTGGGGAGCGACTGGCTCTCTATTTGAAATTATTTGGGGCGTAGCAGAATCAGCGCCTAATACTGCAATCTCAACAGTATTTACAGCCGCATCTGGCGCAACTTTTACATTCCAAGTTCTGCCAATATTTCCAACAGCAGGAGGCGCAGCACCAGGAGCGCTAACTGACACTTGGGAAATGACAGTAATTGGACAACCAGCAGAAAGCTTTACCTAATAGATCGGAGCATCGGGAGCTATGAAAATTTCAATCACAATTAAATACAGCTCAGGCGAATCAGCTACTTACCAAGCTGGCTTGCCAGAATGGGCTAAGTGGGAACGCAAAACTGGTAAGTCGATTTATTCGATGAAGGATATAACGGCTTATCAGCAAGCGGACTTCTTAGACCTTGCCTACTTTGCGTATAAGCGCGAAGCAGCAGGGAAGCCAACCAAGTCCCAAGAGATTTGGGAGCTGACAGTTGAGGAAATGACGATTGGAGATGAAAGCCCAAAAGTTACGAGCCCGGAAGCATCAACCGACTAATCATCGAGATTGCTATCGCAACTGGGATTCCAATGCCTTACTGGACAGATATAGACCAAGTAATGACGGCCATAGATATATTAAAGGAGCGTAGCGGTGGCAGATGAGTTACCAATCAGCTATGACAAGCGCGAGCTCCGCTCAATCATTTCCGCATTTAAAGCAATGGATGACGAAGCCGTTAGCCAAGCTAAGCGGGAATCTAGCGCGCTGGCTACTTACGCAGCAAATGAAATCAAAGCCTATGCGCTTACAAGGACCTTTGGTCAAGAAGCAGTTAGAAGAATTGCGACTGGCGTTAAAGTCTCGGCCAGTTCCAAAATCGGAGAGTTTTCTTACGGCTTTGCAAGTCAGCGCTTTTCTGGTGGCGGTAGCACACAAAAACTCTGGGCAGGTTATGAGTTTGGAAGTAATCGCTTGCGTCAGTTCCCCAGAAGAACACCCAGCAAAGGTCGCGGAAACGCTGGCTACTTTATCTACCCAACCCTTCGTAAGATTCAGCCTGAATTAATTAAGAAATGGCAAGAAGCATTTTCAAAGATATTGAAAGAGTGGGATAAGTAATGGCTGGCAGTAGAACACTTAAACTATCGATTCTTGCTGATGTCGCTGATCTTAAGAAAAATCTTGATACTGGCTCTAAAGAGGTTGAAGGCTTTGGCGGTAAGTTAGAGAAGTTTGGCAAGGTGGCAGCAGCCGCCTTTGCAGCAGCAGCTGCAGCAGCAGCGGCCTATGCAGTCAAGTTAGCGGTTGATGGCGTTAAAGCAGCCATCGAAGATGAGGCTGCCCAGCTTCGTTTAGCCAACGCAATCAAAAATGTTACTGGAGCAACCGATGCTCAAATAGCTGCTATCGAACAACAAATCCTAAAGACTTCCCTAGCCACAGGGATCGCTGATGATCAACTACGCCCAGCGTTGCAGCGTTTAGCAATTGCTACTGGTGATGTAACAAAATCACAAGGGCTTTTAGATTTAGCTCTTGATATTTCTGCGGCTACTGGTAAAAGCGTTGAATCAGTAGCTAACGCCTTAGGTAAAGCATACGAGGGGAATACTGGCGCTCTTGGTCGTTTAGGGGTAGGACTTTCCGCGGCAGAAATAAAGTCGCTTGGTCTCGAAGGCACAATGAAGCAACTTGCTGACACCTTTGGCGGTGCAGCTACAACTCAAGCTAATACTCTTGAAGGTCAAATCGCTAGATTAAAAGTCGGCTTTGATGAAGCTAAGGAATCTATCGGAGCAAGATTATTGCCGATCCTGCAACAGACTTTGAATTATGTAATTAATACCGCTATACCAAAATTTATTGAATTCAAAGACAGAGCACTAAAGCCAATCCAAGACGCAATAGAAAACAACCGAGAAGGCTTTGAGAAATTTGTAGCTTTCTTGAAGAACTTTGTTATACCAGTTTTGATTAACACCTTTGGAAACGCATTAGAAACAGTTGGCAAAATAGCAGGGGCTACTATAACAATTATCTCAAAAGTAACTAACTTTATTAGTAGTGCGGTCGGTGCAGCAATAGATGGCATAAATGCTCTCATCAGAGCCTATAACAAAATACCTTTGCTGCCAGATATTCCTACAATATCCAAACCATCATTTACGCAAGGTGGTTCTAGTGGTTCTAATACAGTTACGGATGGTTCTTTGCCATTCGGGGGTTCAGCATCAACTGGAACTCCGTTCGTCCCAACTGTCATTACTCCTACTGTTACAACGCCCAGCACACAATCATCGGCAAATTCAAAAGTCACAGGCACAATGCCTAGCTTCCCATCTGGATTAAGTGGGGCTAATTTAGCTATCCCAACCGGATTTGATGTAAGCAATGTGCGTAGAGGCGATGCAGCTGGCCAGCCTATTACTATAAATGTTAATGCTCCTAGTGCTATAGATGAAGAAGGATTTACTAGAGCGGTAGTTTTAGCTTTAAACAATAGCAACTCTCGAACTGGCGCAGGCGCACAACAACTAAGCGGCTTATGACAAGTTGGAATCCTACTTATCGCGTTAAAGTGGCTGGCAATACAGTTACAGGCGCAACCCTTAGCGGTCTTACAATAACCTCTGGACGCACCGATATTTATACCCAGCCAGTTGCAGGTTATTGCAATGTGACCTTAATTGAGACTAGTGAGGCAGCAGTCCCATTCGAAATAAATGATGCAGTCACAATAGAGGTGCAGGATTCTACTGCAACCTATGTGAATCTATTTGGCGGCTTTATTACAGATTTAGGCATTACAGTCCAGACCTCAGGATCAACTGCTACTAGTCAGCAAATTAGAATAGTTGCAGTAGGAGCTTTAGCAAGATTAAATAGGGCTGTTTATACTGGCAACTTTGCCCATCAATTTGATGGTGATCGTATTAAAGAATTACTGAGCGGCGTATTATTCGACCAATGGAACGAAGTGCCAGCTGCCGAAACTTGGTCAAGCTATGACGCAACGACACAATGGCAAGATGCAGAAAATAGCGGATTAGGCGAGATAGATACTCCTGGTGATTATGAGCTGCACTCTGAAACTGGCCTAAACGACACAGTTTATAATTTAGCTTCTCGCTTTGCTACTAGCGGACTTGGCTATCTTTATGAGGATGCTCAGGGCCGTATTGGGTATGCCGATTCAACACACCGAAGCCAATATCTAGCGACTAACGGCTATGTTGATCTTGATGGCAATCACGCCATTGGCCCAGCTCTTTCAATAGTCAAGCGCGCTGGAGATGTCCGCAACGCAATTACAGTCGGCTATGGCATTGGCAGCGCATCAGTAACAGATGAGGATGCAGCCTCCATATCCCTTTACGGCCAACTAGCTACCACAATTTCTACAACCCTTCGCCACAGTCACGATGCCGAAGCCCAAGCAGCCTTTTATCTACTTATCCGCGCTTATCCTCAATTTGCCCTTAGGCAGATAACCTTCCCAGTAGCTAGCCCTGAGATACCTAATGCCGAGCGGGATGACCTACTAAATGTATTTATGGGCCAACCGCTTAACATCACCAACCTGCCAGCCAATATGGTCAATGGAGAATTCCAAGGGTTCGTAGAAGGTTGGACTTGGACGGCTAGCCTTAATCAATTAAACCTGACCCTAAATGTTTCCCCGTTGGCGTTTAGCCTTCAAGCAATGCGATGGAATTCAGTCCCTGCGACTGAGTCTTGGAATACACTTAACCCAGCTTTATACTGGCTAGACGCTACAATCGTAGCCTAAGGAGAATAAATGCCAACGACAACAAACTTTGGCTGGACAACCCCAGCCGATACAGATTTAGTTAAAGATGGAGCAGCTGCCATCAGAACCCTAGGTAATGGGGTAGATACCTCATTTCTTGATTTGAAGGGTGGGACTAGCGGTCAGATACTTGCGAAGAACTCAAATACGGATTTAGATTTTGTTTGGGTTGCTAATGATGTAGGGGATATAACGGCAGTTAATACAAACTCTCCTTTAACGGGTGGCGGCACAAGTGGCGCTATAACCCTGTCTTATGATTATGCCGCTGGATCAAAAGTAACTCTTAATGCACAAACTGCGACCTATACAGTAGTTCTTGCAGATGCAGACCAAAAACTAGTAACTATGTCTGTTGGCTCTGCTAATGATTTCCAAATCCCAACCAATGCCAATGTTGCTTTTCCAACTGGCACAGTAATCAATGTTATTCAAATAGGAGCAGGTCAGACAACTATTAAGGCTGTCACTTCAGGCACTACGACAATCTCATCTACTGGAGCAACTGCCACAGCTCCTAAGTTAAGAGCGCAGTTCTCGGCTGCATCCTGTATTAAGGTTGCTACTGATACTTGGTATGTAGTAGGAGATATTTCTTAATGACTTTACTCGGGATTCTTGCTAGTGCTTCTGCCCCACCGCCTACTTCACCAGTTGCAGGATATAAGGCTTGGTATGATGCAAGCGATACTGCCACTATTACAGTTTCAGGAAATGCAGTCACTCAATGGAACGATAAATCTGCCAATGCATATAATTTAACTCAAGGAACTGCGGCTTATAGACCATCATCCGGAACTAGAACAATAAACTCAAAAAATGTTATCGATTTTGATGGCTCAAATGATTTACTAAAAGCTGCAACCGCATCAAATTGGACATTTTTAAGCAATAGTGGTGGGTCATCTTTCTTTTTGGTAATTTTGTGTGATACAAGTTCTACATTTCAAGTAATATGGAGCACACTTTTTGACCTTAGTTCGTCTTCCGTAGGCACAA